CACCCAAAAGAAGTCAGCCCCGATCAGCGCGTCCGTGGCAACCGGGATGTTCGGTGTAAGACCTGTGGGGATAGAAATGTAGCTGCCGAACCAAGAAGGAAACACCGAACCTCCGTTCGTGGCCCACAGGCAACTCCCCGTAAGACCAAGCTTGTCCCAGCGAAACATGTTGTCTGCAAAGATAAACTCCCCCTCAACGTTGTAAATCGTGGATACATTGGTGAACACCCCGGTGATCCACAGTGGACAGATGGGATGTCGAAACAAAAGGGCCGCGACTGCTCCAGAATTGGCGGACGTGAACGTCAGCGTCCCCGTGGATTGAAAGGGCAACACGGCCGTCCGCTCGGTGCCAGTTTGAACTGGCAACCGTACTGGACGGGTGTCTTGCGGCATCACAATCGCGGCTGCAATTTGGTCCACACTGTCCCGGACCAAGCTGAGCCTGGCACCAATGTTCTGTGGTAGGGGCATCTCCGGTGGGCATAAACGTCGAAATTTTGTTGTGGGCTCGTCGGATTCACTGGAGCGCTTGCCCAAGGCGGTCCTCAGGATCCACAGAATCGACTCGAATGATCTTGATGATCTCGGGACAATGGACCATCCAAGCCATCGAAGGTTCCAAACCGTCAAACTGCCAGGTCGGTAGCACAGCACAATAGCGAAGTGCCCAAAAGCGCGCCCAGTCGATGGGTCGATCAGCAGGTTGGCACACTGGTGGTTTCGGAGCATGCGAAGAGGGGAGCCGCTGAACGACCGGCACCCGCATGTGCCAAGCGATCCAATGCTCGAAGAACTCGAGACCCCGGAAAATTCGCGAATAAGGCCGAAAAACAGCATGGACGTAACTTCCTCGTGTTCGCATGGTGATAGGGTGTATGGTCCAGCTGAGCTTGGCAAACATCCGACCTGGTAAGGGAACCATGCAGACGCTGTCAGCCATGGTTGGGAACGAGCAGCTAATGAATGTGACCTGATCGAGATGGGCAAAGCCTGCCCCCTTAGCTGCCACTCCGACTGCCCGTTCAGCCCGTAGTACATCGCACACAGCGACCCCGTGCGGGAGACAGGCCAATAAATCGTCCCCCATGACGATAACATTGACCCAGGGGACACCCAAGGATGACACCGCGCGCAAAAACAGCTCGGCCCGCATGAGACTGTTCCCCGAGCTCGTGTCGGGCGCCCCACTCTTAACAGTGTCGGAGCCGGAATACGCGACGAAAGTCGGCTGCATACCACGGAAATACACCTTGCCAGTGAATTTTCCGACCCATCGCTTGGCGTGCCTGTAGAGGTGGGGGTCAAGACGCCGGTAAAGGTCCAGCTTGACCCGCAAGTGCTCGGCTTGGATATTTGCATCCCAATTGGTTCCGTCGCTTTCGTACAGCCATCCGAGCCGTTCCCAGGGCCCGACGACGGCGGCGATGTCGGAAGGAGACATCCCCATGGCGAACCAAACTCGGGCCTTCGTTTTGCCAACGACCGCATCCAGGCCAGAGCAAGCGCACAGCCCAAGATGGAAAGCTTTGTACTCAGCAGCATCGGGTTTGGAGTGGACAAGCCATCCACACGCGACCGGCGGCCCATACCCGGCGCCCCATGTCCACACCTCTTGCCCCCACTCGGGTCACAGGCGGCCGC